TTGTTACGAAATATCGTAGTATGTCTTTACAACCTGAGATCGCTCAAGCGTTAGAAGAAGTGGTCAACGAAGCAATCAGTGTGGATGTATATGATAAAGTTGTAGAAATTGTACTAGACGAACTTGATGAAGTTCCAGATAAAATTAAAGAAAAAATCGTAGAAGAGTTTGATAATGTTCTTTCTCTTCTAGACTTTACAAATAATGCATATGATCTATTCAGTAGATTCTATGTTGATGGAAGACTAAACTTTCATATCATTATCGACGAAGAAGATCTAAAAAAAGGCGTTGTAGAACTACGTTATGTAGATCCACGCAAGATCAAACTTGTCAGAGAAATTGATAAAAAAGAAAAAGACGTTTCTGGTGTGCCAACTAAGAAGGTGAAGAACGAATACTTCTTGTACTCTGATCAGGGGTTCGGAAATTCTTCAAACACACTAGGCGGAAACGGACAACAAAACCAACATAGAATTTCAAAAGACGCTGTTGCACGTGTTACTTCAGGCATTATGAATGAAAGTAACTCTATGGTTCTTGGTCACTTGCATCCTGCAATCAAACCACTGAACCAACTTCGTATGTTAGAAGATGCTACGATTATCTATGCACTAACTCGTGCACCAGAACGTAGAATATTTTACATCGATGTGGGTAACCTTCCTAAAGCAAAAGCAGAACAATATTTGCGTGATATGATGGTTCGTCATAAAAACAAGTTGCAGTACAACTCTGCAACTGGCGAAATCACAGACGCAAAAAAGATGATGACAATGACAGAGGACTTCTGGTTCCCTCGTCGTGGCGGTGAAAGATCTACTGAGGTTGATACTCTTGTAGGTGGCGGTGCACAGGTTCTTTCTACTGATGAGAACATGCAATACTTTTTGAAAAAAGTTTATAAGTCTTTGAAGGTTCCGATTTCAAGACTTGAACCAGAAACTATGGCTACATTTGGTCGTACTTCTGAGATTACACGTGACGAACTTAAATTTGGTAAGTTCATTCGTCGTGTCCGTGCACGTTTTTCTAACCTGTTTAACATCATTTTGGAAAAACAACTTATCTTCAAAGGTGTCATGGGTCCAGAAGAGTTTGCGGAGATTAAAAACAAAATTCGTTATGACTTTGTCAAAGACAATTACTTTGAAGAACTTAAACAGTCAGAGATTATTCGTGAACGTATGACAACGCTTCGTGACGTTGAAGATCATGTTGGTGTTTATTATTCACGTCAATGGGTGGTTAGAAATATCCTTCAAATGTCTGAAGAAGAGTTCAAGGACGAACTTCAAATAATTGAAGACGAAAAGAAAATCTTTGGTAACGCCGAAGACGAATTTGAATAGTAATAAATAAAACTACAACAAATTTAATAGGAACAGAACAATGAAATCTTTTAAGGACTTAGTATCAGAGGTTGCAATGCCAAATAACCCTGAAGAACTAAAGCATTGGAATCAACATACTGTTGAGGTCATTGACCATCCAGTAGCGGAACCAGAACAGTTTTCGGGTGACATTCCAGGCAAGTCAAGAATTAAACGACTTTCCGATTACGTTGCGGGTGAAGACGAAGAAGCGTATGACGTAGCATATAAAGAAGACGTTGATGTAGAAGACAATTCTGAAGATCTCCAAGAGAACCCTGCAGAAGAAGTTCCTATGATGAAACGTCAACTAGAATTCATTTGTTATGCTGCCGAGGAAATCATCGATTACCTTGATATGGGCGGTGACCCAGAAGAATGGTATCAAAACAAACTTGCATATGCGTTCAATCAAATGAAAACTCTACATGCATATGCAGAGGGATCGAAACGTATGAATGCGGGTTATAGAGATTCGGATGATTATGACTACTATGCTGCATCTTATGGTTATGGTGAATCGGTAGAGAGCGATGACTAATGGCTTGGGTAACTGTGCCAGGATCTAGCGGTTTGTGGGAGTATGGAAATGATCCATCTGCCGGAGATTATTATGAAGACGCAAACGGTACAGTCGCTAATGGTATTAGAACGTTCACACCTACTGGTGGTAACACTCAGTACACATATGTAAAGTGTAGGAAAGTAGGAGATGGGAACAATACTGGTCCTTGGAGCGAACTTTCTAAGAATTATTACGATGCACAATAGTTATAAATAAAAAGAAAATATTCGAGAGGAAACGAGAACAATGAAACTGATCTCAGAAATCACAGAAGATATCGGTGTCTCTACCGAACTGAATGAAGAGACTGGTAAGAAGAGTTTCTTTATCGAAGGTATCTTTATGCAAGGTAACCTAAAGAACCGCAACGGACGTATCTATCCAAGTGAAGTTCTTGATAAAGAAATGAATCGTTATCAAAGAGAATTCATCGATACAAAACGTGCGCTTGGTGAACTAGGGCACCCAGATGGACCACAGATCAATGGAGATCGTGTGTCCCACCTTATTACTTCTATGCACAGAGAAGGTGACAACTTCCATGGTAAGGCGAAAATCCTTGGCACACCAATGGGAGAAATTGTAAAGACATTCATCGACGAAGGTGTTCGTTGTGGTGTATCCACACGTGGACTAGGTTCGGTGAAAAACAGAAATGGCGTAATGGAAGTCCAAAACGACTTTCATCTTGCAACAGTAGACATCGTTACAGACCCATCAGCGCCGAATGCGTTTGTAAATGGTATTATGGAAAATACTGAATTCTACTATGATGTTGCATCTGGAAATTGGATTGCTCAGCAACCAGTTGAGGAAGTAATTGAAGAAATTCAAGAAACCGTTGAAAAGCAATACAGAACTGTTACTAAACGTATTGACGAATCAATGGCAGCTAGAATGTTTGAAACATTTGTTAGTTCGTTAAGAAAATGAATTTTTTATAAATACTTTTTGTAATTAAGAAATCTTAATCAGATTAAGGAGAAAAACAATGGCAGATGAAAAGAAATTTGTGTCTGACGATGGTGTTTCAACAGCAGCTGCTGCAACTACACCAGAAGGCGGAAGCAATAAGAAAAGAAAAGCTGACCACGACAAAGGTGAGAAAACACCTGAAACTCTGAAAGCAGGTTATAAAGAAGAAGCACAAGTTGAAGCAGATGCGGAAGTTGTTGCAGAAGCAGAAGCACCTGAATCAGAAGAAGTGGAAGTTGTAGAAGAGATTGTCGTTGAAGAGTCTATCGCAGACATCTTTGAAGGCATGGATCTCTCAGAAGAATTCAAGAGCAAGGTAACAGTTGTTTTTGAAGCTGCAGTCACTGAAGCAGTTAAAGGTAAAGTGGAAAAGATCGAAGAAGAACTTAACACTAAACTAGAAACTGAATTGGCTGAAGCAATCGAATCTAAGGTTGGCGAGATGGTCGAGAACCTAGATGCATATCTTGATTATGTCGTTTCAGAATGGATGGAAGAAAATGAAGTCGCAATCGAAGCTGGTATTAAGGTAGAGATGGCGGAGTCTTTGATGGACGGTTTGAAAGATTTGTTCTCAGAACACAACATCAAAGTTGATGAAGAAACATATGACATCGTTTCTGATCTTGAAGAAGAGATGAAGTCTCTTGAAGAAAAGTCAAATGCTGTTGTCAACGAAAACATTGCGTTGACAAAAGAAGTGGCGGATCTGAAAGCAGGTGTAATCTTCGAAGAAATGACAAGTGAACTTAATATGTCACAACGTGAACGTCTGAAGACTCTTTCAGAAAATCTGGATTCATCTGATCTAGATGAATACAAAGAGAATCTGAAGACAATCAAAGAGTCATTCTTCAAAGAAACAAATGTTTCTATCAAAGAAGATGTTGTTGACGAGGAAGACGAAGTAGTGATCGAAGAAGAAACAGTGGCGCAGCCAGTGTCCGAACATTCTTCAATCAATGCTCTTGTTGAGGCGCTCAACTCAAGAAAATCTAGATAATTTAAACTGAAAAAATAAAAATTTATAAATACATTCAGTAATTAAAATAACACTAAGGAGATAGAAAAAATGACTGAGTCAAACTATCAAAAACTTGTGGAAAAGTGGGGCCCAATTCTTGAGCACGAATCTTTTTCACCAATCGCAGATCAGCACCGTAAAAGTGTAACTGCATCTATTCTTGAAAACACGGAGCAAGCGCTTCGTCAAGAAGGTGACGCATCGGTAAACATGTCGTCGCTGCTTTCTGAAGCACCTGCAAACGCAACTGGTGCAGGCATCGACAACTACGATCCAGTGTTGATTTCACTGATTCGCCGTTCTATGCCAAACCTAATCGCATATGACGTTGCAGGCGTTCAGCCAATGACTGGACCAACTGGTCTGATCTTCGCAATGCGTTCACGTCAAACTTCACAAGCGGGTACAGAAGTATTCTACAATGAAGCAGACACTACATTCTCTGGTGCAGGTACTGACACTGGTGATATGGGTGACGCAGTACCTAACACATCTGTATTCGATACAGGTACAGGTATGACAACTGCTGCAGGTGAAGCACTAGGTGACGGTAACGGAACCAACTTTGCAGAGATGGCGTTCTCAATCGAGAAAGTAACTGTTGCTGCGAAAACACGTGCGTTGAAAGCAGAGTACACAACTGAACTTGCACAGGACCTTAAAGCGGTACACGGTCTAGACGCAGAAACAGAACTTGCAAACATCTTGCAGTCTGAAATTCTGACAGAGATCAACCGTGAAGTAGTTCGTACAATCTACGCAACTGCTGTAGGTGGTGCAACTGGTACTGCTTCTTCTGGTATCTTCGATCTTGACGTAGACGCAAATGGTCGTTGGTCAGTTGAGAAGTTCAAAGGTCTGATGTTCCAGATCGAACAAGAAGCAAACGCTATCGCAATCGAAACACGCCGTGGTAAAGGTAACATCGTTATCTGTTCTTCTGACGTTGCTTCTGCATTGCAAATGGCTGGTGTACTTGATTACACACCTGCTCTTAACAGCAACTCTCTTGAAGTTGATGCAACAGGTAACACATTCGCAGGTGTTCTTAACGGACGCTACAGAGTGTACATCGATCCATATGCAGGATCTAACTACCTTGTTGTGGGTTACAAAGGTTCTTCTGCGTTCGACGCAGGTCTGTTCTACTGCCCATACGTACCACTACAGATGGTTCGTGCGGTTGGGGAAAACAGCTTCCAGCCAAAAATCGGGTTCAAAACTCGTTACGGTATGGTATCGAACCCATTCGCAGATGGTACTGCTGCAACAACTCAGGGTGCTCTTACACAGAACACCAACAAGTACTACAGAAGAGTTCGTGTATCGAACCTATTCTAATAATAAAAAGAAGGGCGGATCAACCGCCCCACTTTCTAGAAAACTGGGAGATCTTCGGATCTCCCTTTTTTTATTTCTGTTTCTCTCCACAATGTGCACAGTAAACCTTTTTAGGTTCCCAGTCATCCATACTGGCGATACTCCACCACCCTTTACATGACTGACATACAAAGTGCCAAATAGTTTCTTTATCTACATTCATTCTTTTACCTCTCTTGAAAGAATAAAAGATCCCTCTGGTGAGTCCATAGAGGTAATCAACTCTTCCCATTGACTGGGACTTATAGATATCACTTCAAACCTGTTTAACTCTTCATTCCATTGTCTGAGAAAAACAATATCATCAAACGCATTAACAACCATATCTTCGTGATTTGCTTCT